CGTCGACCAGGCCAAGTGGGACCTCGTTCAGCGCGAAGACTGCGGCCGCCCAGAACTCGCCCTCATGCGCGACTACGCACTCCCGCGTGCCTCCACTCAGCTTATCACGGCCAACCTTGAGGGCGTTCGAGGGTACTCCCGCGAAGGAGTCTCCTTCGACGGCCCTTACTGCCGTGAGAGTGGGGACCCGCACACCACCGTCTGTAACACGCTTCTCGCAGGAGCCGTCCGCACAGAGCTCGTCGCCGGGTGTATCGGCCGTGAGCCCACGCTCGACGACATGCTCGACTGTGCCGGCGGTGATGATGGCTCCCTCCAGACCAAGGACCCGTGTGATGACTTCGAGTCCTATGCCGCCACAGTCGGGTTCCCCGTGACCAGCCAACGAGTCGAGGAGATGTGCCAGCTCGAGTTCCTCGGTTGTCGCTGGACTGAAACCGACATCGGGCCTGTCTATGTCCCTTCCCCTGGCCGCACTATCGCCAAACTCGCTTATAGCGTCCGTGCTACCCCAAGCACGGCGCTCGCCATTGCCCGTGGTGCAGCCCTCTCTTTCGTTCATTCCGCTTCTGGCTGCCCTCCTCTCGCCTCCTACGTCCGTACCGTCCTTCGCCTCACCGAGGGAACCCAGGCCCTCAAGCCCCCTGATGAGCCCTGGCTCCTCTCCACAGGCTACACAGGCGCGCCCACACCCACTACTTGGGCCCACCTCGGCAGGGTTTATGGTTGGACCCACGAAATGCAGAGGCAGCTCGATGCGCAATTAGACTCTGTCACCCAACTCGGTGTCGCCATCACTAGCCCGCTCCTCAAGCTCCTCATCGATCGAGATTTCGGCCGTGACAATCCCGAAGTCTCCTTCGCTGAGGCCATCGTCGAACAGACCTACGACCCCACCCTCGCCACTTGGACTCAGCACGCTGACCCACCTGCCTATGCCTGGGCGCTGAGCGCTGTCGCGCGAAATGCCGCCCAGCACTCCATCAATGGCAACGGCTCCGTCTCCACAGCCCAGTTCGCCGCCATGGTCGTCAAGACCGTTGCAGGCATCAAGGGCACTCTAGCCGGCGCCCCTCAGGGCGTCGCAGAGGCCGTCGCCGATGTGGCCACTCACGAGGCGTGGAATCAGTGGATCCAGGTCAATGCCCCCCCCGACCATCCAGAGCATAAGGCCCACATCGAGAAGACTGTCATCGTTCAGTTCTGTAATCAAACCACCACCACCACCTATGACCAGGCGGACAACGTCGCCACTGTCGCCTTTCGCGCTCATGCCATTCCCCTTACAGTCCTCACCCGCCTCGACGCCTATTAAGGTGGCCGACCCGTTGCTTGGACTGTCGCCGTTATTGGCGACATCATCGACATTCGCCCGAAGCTCCTTGGAG